CAATAGCGGGTGGATTCCTGACAGTAAGAAGCCATCCGGTGGCGGACGATCTCATGAGAAACCCCACGATCACAAATGAACTTCACCGTAAAGGAACAATGTTCCAGAACTGCTTCATGCCCACGCTTGATGATCCCGGCAACGAACTTTTCAGCGGAACCTTCCGTGATTTTGTCCTCGGACTTGTAGCAGACACGGCCACATTGTTCCAGCCGCTTCAGAATAGTGGCCCCATCAATCGGGGTGATGAACTGCACATCAGGCTTGATAATTTTCATTTTCTTCAACCTCCCAATTCATTCCGGTGCTGTGACCGGTAAGGATCGAACCCTTCAGGGTAACGCTGTTCCAGCTTTTTCAAGTTTTCTTCCATGACCGTATCAAGGTCAGAACCAATAGCATCACACAGAACGGCCAAATACCAAGCCACATCACCAAGTTCTTCAATCATGTGGCGCTTATCCAGTTCATGGCCGTGGAAGAAATGCTTCTTCACCTGTTCGGCCACTTCACCGGCTTCACCGCAAAGGCCCAAAGCACATTCCAGCTTCAGCCGATCCATGTTGGAACGGTCAGCGGTTCGCAAGGAATCCCGCATATAACGGTTAGCGTTCATCGGCGTGTTCCTCCGCTTTCTGATCGTCCAATTCAAGAACGGTCATAATGGCGTAATTGGCAAGGTCAATCAGGGTATCACGGATAGATTCATCCTTTACTTCCTGAACCCCGGATTTGGTCAGGCTCTTGAACCGGGCCAGCTTATCCCCAAGCCTGATCCGGGGCATTGCCATTCCTTCTTCCGTGAAGGTCTGGTGAAAGCTGTCACCATAGTCATGATTTTTCATGGCGTACAAGGCATTGATTTCCTTGCAAATATCGGAATGGCGTTCCGTTTTGGTTTTAGGTAACATTGAAATCATCCTTTCTTTCAGTTGAACCATTTGATCACCGGATCACCGGTGAAGCCCTTTTCCCACACATACCACGCATAGGCAATGGCGCTTTCCGGTTTCCCGGTCATATCACCGTTTTTATAACAGGATCACCGGTGAAGCCCTTTTCCCACACATACCATGCATAGGCAATGGCGCTTTCCGGTTTCCCGGTCATATCACCATTTTTATAACAGGCCAGCCGGGAACGGCTGATATAAACCTTTCGGGGGGGGGTATGCCTGAAGAACTCACCCCGTTTTTGCCCCTCCAAGAACTGAACCTTCAGGAACATAGCCACTTTTCCACCGGGGTGGACGCTTTCAAGCGCCCTTTGAACAAATTCAAGCCCCATTGAATACGGCGGGTTTGTGATTATATCGCCTTCAAAATCGTCCAGCGTTTCCTTCAGGAAATCCAGCGGTTCAGGATCACCGAAGCCCCGGTAAATCAGATCGGTTGAAATGACTTCATAACCGTGGGCCTGAAGCACCTTGGAAATGTGGCCTTCACCACAGGCCGGTTCCCAAATGACCGGGGAAAACTGTTCCAGTTCCAGAAGCATTTCCACGGCCCTTGGATCGGTGGCGTAGTAATCAAATGCTTCTCGTTCTTCAGGAACATGGTTGGAACTGCCTAATGTGGTGAACACCTTCTTGGAACCACTCATTCTGTGTCACCGCCTTTCACAAATACACGGGTTTTCCGGTTTCTGATCCACTTTGGAACCGTTGTGAAGCCACAGCGTTTTGTGATCTGCCGGGAAAACTCAATCTTGGAAAGGGCTTGGAAGTTGTTTGCAATGCAATATTCCTTATACCGGCGATACACGGAATCGGTGGCTTCATTTTCAATCCCGTCAAGGCCCACTTCATTGATGAACCCAATAATGGGGTTGTTGTTTTCCTCATATTCGTCCAACTGCCCCTGAACTCTGCTGGAAGTGGTGAACTGTGCGTTCCCAAGAACCCGCTTCAACCCCTGAAGGCCAAGCAAGGCCAGATATTCCATAGAACCCTGTTCACACAGTTCATCCTTGATGAACGGGCGGAAGTCAGCATCATTGGGGGTGAACTTGGCATCGAAGGGAACAATCACCAAACGCCGCTGAACGGCTCCGGTTTTATCCTTGATACGGGGAATATTGTTGGCGCTGAACAGGAACTTGGAATAATTGTTGAACTCAAATGGATCTTGGCCTTTGCGCTCTACATTCACCCGATCACCCGTGACCAGCTTCTTGAACACGGAAGCATTGGCAATAAATTCATCACCAATATCATCACCGATGTTCGCCAGCTTGCCGAACAGTTCAGCGGTTTTGAACCTATCGCCCAATTCCTTCAGGTCAAGGGAAGCAATGTTCTGATCCCCAAGAAGGTTCTTCACCACATGAAGAAAGGTGGATTTGCCGTTGCTCTTATCGCCAATCAGGATGAAGGCTTTGCCAAGTTCATTGCGGCGGTACATACAATAGCCCACCATTTCTTCCAGCAAGGCCCGGACTTCAGGATCATCACAGGCCAGCCGGTTCAGGGTATGATCCAACAGATCATCATGGGCGGCGGGGTTGTACGGCCACGGGATTTTATTTGTAATGACCACATCCGGGGTGAACTCTTTGAAGGAACCATCCCGGATATTGTAAAGGCCGTTGCTGAAAGCAATGATATTCGGGTTGGTGGCCTTGGTGTTTTCCTCAATCATGATTTCCAGATAGGACAGGACTTCCGAACGCCACGCCCGTTTCAGGTTGCTGATCAGCTTGATCATGGCCCCTTCAATCTCACCGGCACCGGAAACATAGATACCATCTTTGTAAATGTGAAGCTGGTTATTGATCTTCACAATATGGTTGTTGTTCTTTAGGTAGGTGGCGAACTTATCAAACAGGAAGGTTTTATCCCGGAAGAAGGATGTTTTCTTGAAGGCATCATCCCGAAGGATCACATCAAGTTCCTTGTCGGAAAGAGGCTTCTTCAGCACATAACGGTTAATCAGCCTGATACATTCACGGGCTTCTTCCTTGGTAAAATCGTCACTCTGAAGGGTCAGAATGTAGTTGAACAGGGTTTGGTTTCGCCCATCACCTTCACCAAGGTTCGGGAAATCATAGTTGCTTTTCACCGGGGTCAGCCACTTGGGAAGTTCCTGAATCTCCCCTTCAGGGAAGTCATACAGAATGGGCCGTTCCACGCCACCGGACTTCAAAATTTCATAGCTGTTATTGGCTCCAACCTTTCCATCCGTGGTGATACCCACGGCCAAGGTGCATTTCGTCCAGCTTTTTTTAACACCACAGTTCTTGAACAAGAAGTGTTTTCCCCGTGTGGTGGCGTACACTCTGCACTTCAGTTCTAAATCCTGAACCATTCTGAACAGAAGTTCAGATGTTTCCGCATCATCCACATCAATCAGGATGGTTTCTTCCCCAAGAATACCGGCGTATTCATCAAGGTCTTGGACTTCAGAACGGGTTTTCAGTTTTTCAACGCCTTTGAACTTTTCAAGGCATTGTTTATTTCTGGTAGGCACATAGCCCCTAAACAGTTCCATGCTTCAACGCTCCCCCCCCCGAAAGGTTTTATTGTTCATCGTTCCACCCCAAAATCTTTCAGGCGATCCCAAGCAACATCAATGTAATATTGCTTGTCCAGTTCATCCGGGATGGGAAGGTTGGTCACATCATCATTGATGAAGAAACAATGATCCGGGGTGTTGCCAAACTTTTCAGGATTCTTTTCCCGGCCCTTGACGATTTTCCCGGAAACCTTGAAGATTCCGCCCTTGTTCTGATCCTTGGAAGCGAACACCCGGAAGGTTTTATCCGTCTGAACCTCACCGCCGCTGAAGCGGGTGATTTTCTTGGAACGGCCTTTTTCATCCCTGATCTTGGCTTCCGTAATCACCGGGGAATAAAGGGCATATTTGTACTTGCTGGACACCTTCACAACCTTCTGAAAATCTCGAAGATTGGAACATTCCATGATGGTTGTTTCCGGGCTGATCCCATGAAGGAAATAGTTCACAATGGCCCGGTTGACAATGGGAAGGTCATAATCCAGATCAGACAGCTTTTTGACATAGGCACCCTTGCACTTCCAGCGGGGTTTCCCTTTTTCATCACGAAGCGGCCCGGAAGGAATAATGATGTAATTGTTCACATCCTTCTGATACACCTTTTGAAATTCATCAAATTCAAGGCGCATCCCGGTTCTTTGCTCCCACTCCCAACACAGATCGTCCAGCATTTCAAAATCTTCATACCGGCGAAGTTTGACCAAAATACCATCCGTGTTGCTCTGGATGATTTCACAATGATCTTCCAGCCGTTCAATCAAATCCAGAAGAAGAAGCTGACCACCCACACAAACATTGTTGGCTTGCCGGGGGTCATACATGGCATTGTGCTTATCCTTCATAGCTCCATAGGTGCTATTCAGAACAATCTTGTAAGGCTGTTGCATGGGGTTCTTCTCCGCCTTCAGCTTCAGGCGGGTGTGGTAGATTTCCGCATACTTGGAAGGATCGTGAACATTGCGGGAAAGCCACTTATAAACCAGCATCAAAGACGGGTAATAGGAAGCCACATCCACATTGACAAACCAACCTTCCCCGTGATATTTGGGAATGGCCCCGTGAAGGCCACCCCAAGCGAACACATGGGGAACCCCGGCCACATCCAGTTCAAGGGTTTTGGAATAATCACGGTTCAAGGGGTTCTTGTACCAATTCAAAACTTCCGTGTATTTTTCGATCCGCAAGCTGGGCGGGAACTCAATTTCAAATTCATCATTGTGTTCCCTTTGAACGGCCCCAAGGATTTTGGCGGAAAGCTGTGCTTTGGTGCGGCCAATGTCAGAAATGGGAAGGTGAAACGCCTTCACAAGTGACATTTGGGCATCAAATTCATCTTCTTTCCGCCTTAACCACACTTCCACCGTCTGTTCCACATCATGGCGGCAATATTTGACCGTTTCGGCCAACTCTGCTTCAGTCAAAGGCCGGTCAATGTCGAAGGGAACAGAAGTTTCTTTAATGGAATGGCCCATGAACGCTTCCAGCGCCTTCAGGCTGATTGGCGGGTTCGGCATCACATCATAATTGATCAGCGGGTATTCCCTGAACAGGCTTGAATATCTGTAACCGGGTTTGTCCTCTGCAATGATCCAATCATTCACAGGCTTTGGATCAAACCCACACAGAATGGCCTTTAGGATGTACTGATCATAGTTCCGGGAATTGTAACCGGCCCAAATCACGCCCTTGTGTTCCTCATAGAAACGCTTCAGCTTGTCGGGATCATTGATAATCACGGTTTCTTTCCGGGCGTTCAGGTCGATCAGGACAACCAACCAGTCATACCGGAAAACCTCAAAATCATAGAAGATCATCAACTCACATCCTTTCAGCTTTTGTGAAATCGGTCAGCGTTTCCGCCTTATCAGCCCCGCCACGGGAAGGCTTTCACTTGGGGCCATTGTGGGGCCGAAGCCCCACAGGTTGTGCTTGAAAGTTAAGGTTCAAAACCGCATCAAGCACTATTTGTGCTCGATTTGATTATAAAAAATCTGCGGTCAGTTTTCAACCTCAAAAACCTCCTCAACAGTGATGGAATTGAAGCGGGAATCATCGTAGTCCACCGCATATTCCAAGTTTCCATCAATGGCTTCCGCCACATCAAGAACAAGCTGGGAAAACTGCTTGTAGCTGGTGAAGCTGACAGGAACACCGGAATCCAGCTTTTCAAGGAAGCCCATAGCGGAAGCGATCATGTTCTTGTCATTCTTGGTGCCGTAAAGGACACGGTTCATGAAAAGGCGCTGGTTCTTGAACTCACCGGACAGGATTTTGAAGGACACGGCCAGCATGGGGCGGTTGGGATCGGCCTTGGTGCCTTTGATCTCCATGCTTTCCAGCTTCACTTCATACTTGCCAGCGGGAATGGTGGGGAAATCACCGCCGCCGTTCTTCTTGGCATCCTCCACATCAGCCTGAAGGCCCTTCAGATCAACAGAACGATCAATCTTGTCAAAATCAATAGCCATAGTTTTTTACCTCCAAAAATGTTGTTTTTTATATTTGGTTGGAAAGAATTTTTCCAATTTCCCTGACTGCATGGGCGATCTTCTCACGGTTTATCCGTTTTTCTTGAAGAACACCCGTGATAACTGCGGCTTCCGTCTGAATGTCCTGAAAGGCTCTGTGATTGCTTTCAAGGTCAGCTTCATAGGAAGCAAGGTCTGTGTTCTCACCGGCCTTGGCCGATCTGACTTCTCCATCAGCCTTTTCAGCGTATTCCCGGAAATACTTGGCCGCTTCATAGCCCATGTATTTTTCAACCAGATATTCAAAATCACGGGCCTTGAAGATGGTTTCAGGCTTCCCGGCAATCATCAGCACATCAGCCATTATTCTTCACGCTTCTTCCGGGTGCGGCGGGGCGGGTTCACATCCATCTTGGGTGCGGCTTCCTCTGCCGGGGCCTTGGGGCGATCCCACAGGGGGCAACCATCGGGGCCACCTTCCTTGTGGCAACGGTGGCCAGCGTCAATGGACGGGCAAAGGGGGATTTCTGGGTTCTGGTCATGCTGTTTGAAAATGCGCTCACCGTCCGGGCATTTGGGAAGATCGTTCCAAGGCGGGGTGTCACCGGTGGCCGGTTCAGCAACAGGAACAGAATCATCCTTTTCACCGCCGCCCGGTGTCCAAGTTCCATCAGGATCACCACAAGCCGCCTTTGCCGCATCTTCAGCCGGATCATAGTTATCAGCCGGGGGCGGGGTTTCAGTCTTGACCTTTCTGCCCTTTCTGCTGGGCGCTGTGGTGGGCGTGTCGGTGGTTTCAGGTGCGGGGGTAGCCGGGGTATTGCCGCCACGCTTCACGGCTCCTGCGGCCTTCTGGTTGGCTTCCTCGTAGACTTCACAGAAAGCGTCATAGGTCAGCGGGATTTCCTTATCACGGACAGTCAAACGGCCACCGCCGAAGATCACTTCAGAAGTCTTGAAAGACAGCACCCGTTCATCATCGTCCGCCACGATACGGGCCACCAGATCAACCATACCGGCCACCTTATTTGCCACCTTATCCTGAAGGTTCGGCTTGATAGAACTGATCTTATCGCCGCCCTTGCGGGTCAGGTCACGGCTTCTGTCCTCATGGCTGATCAGGATGATGTTTTCATAGTCCAGATTCACAAGCCGCTTCAGGGTGTTCAGGAACTCACTTCTGACCATATCCCACGCACGGAAGGAATCATCAGATTCATGCTTCCAGCCCTGACGATCACAGATGTAAACCCGGCACGATTCATAAACATCTTCCAGAAGGTCAACCACGATGGTTCGGAAATCGTTCTGTTTCTTTTCCAGTTCGGCCACGGCATCCATGAACACTTCATAGGCCAACTTGCGCTTGGTGATACGGCCTTCCACCGTAACGGTGTCACGAATGGCGATATAGGGGGCATCCACAAACTTGATGTTGCCATCCGTGTTCAACATCAGGGGATCGGGGAACTGATTGGCAAAGAAGGTTTTGCCGCTGAAGGGTGCGCCGTAAAGCCACACAACCTTCTTCTTGGTGGCGTTCAGGTCACGGCGTTCATTCTTGGGAAGTAACATATAATCCCATCCTTTCTGACAATATTCTTCATACTCACACCATCCACAAAAATGGTTTGGGTTCTTGGGGAAGTCTGTGGCTTCAACCATGTGCTTCACATTGGTCAGGAAGTCCACGATCTTCATGGGGTTATACTGAACCGGCATCAGCATTGGTTCAGCATCTTTCAAGGCCGCTTGCAAGCGGTCACGGAATTGGGAAAGGGCTTCGGTGCTTTTCTGCCTGATCTTGGGCTTGGGAACAATCAGGAAATACATATTTCTGATCCGGTGTCCGGGATGGGTCAGTTCATACCAATACTTGTATTCGTGAAGCTGACCGGAAACGGCGTAGTTCTTGGTGTTGTTGGAATACTTGAAATCGTACAGATCAAACAAGGTTTCATTGGTTCTGGAATCCCAACCACAGGGCCACAGATAATCCATGAAGCCGATGAAATCACCGTTCCCAATGGGCAATTCAAAGGAACCACCGGGCGGCAACATGGCCTTTGCCTTGGGGATCATTGCTTCCAGCTTCATCATTTCATGAATGTGATCATCCGTCAGAACCGGGAAGCTGTTCTTGTAGAAATCAAGGGCTTGTTCAACCCCTTCTTCAATGCCGGTGTGAAGGGCGGTGCCAAGGATCAGGGCATTGTCTGCATCCGTGTTCGGGATCGTGTCTATCCCTTCCACATATCGCAAGCGGTATTTGTATGGGCATCTATCAAAGACTTCAACCCGGCTGTGGGAAACTCGCATTGTTTCACCCCTTTCACAATAGTCTTGAAGGCTTCAAAGCCTTCCGGGTAAAGGATGAACCCGAACCCCTGTGAACCGTTGATTTGGGCCAAGTTACGCTTCTGAAGCACAGATGGGGTTCCATCGGTGGCCTTCAGCTCCACTTCAAGGGCAATGCCCTTCACGGTGATCCGCATATCGGGAAGGCCGCTTTTCACATACCGGCTTCCACCCCAACGCTTTTCATAGAAGCCACAGGGCGGGGCGCTCATGTGGTCAACAGGTTCACCCAAGGGATATATCCCTTCAGCTTCCAGCCATTCCTTCAGGCGATTTTCAAAGTTTTTTTCACCGGCCATCGGCTCACCCCTCCAACATCTGAATCAGGCTGTGAATACCTCTGACTTGGGTGAAGCCCTGAATTTTACCCGTTCCAGCGTAGAATTGGAACAGTTTATCATCAGACTTCCGCCAACAATGGAAATGTCCGGTTTGCTCATTCTTCAGTTGGTATTCAATGCCGTGGGCTTCAAACTGCTGAATGGCATAGGCGATCCGGTCGGGGTTCTTTGCAACCCGTTCTGAATGAACCTGTTTGGCATGATTCTTCAGGGCATCCCATACTTCATCCCTTGCCATCAGCTTCACCTTCTTCCTGTTTGGGAACATAGTCCTTTGCGGCTTTTCCCGGTTCGCAATGCCAATGGCGGGAACAGCAATGGGGAATGGTGCCAATGACGGAACAATAACCGGGTTCATCGTGAACACAGGTGGCACAAATATCAATCTGCTTTTCCATCGGCTTCACCCCTGAAGTTCCCGTGGGTTTCAATGGAAATTGAAACCCTTCCAAGCACCCGGCGAACATTCCAGCTCACTTCATCAGAAATGGTGCGGTTGATAGTGTTCTGAATCGTTGTTCTCACAAGAGAATCCATGTTGGTTTCATGAATAATCCGGTCAATCGCCCGATCAACTTTTTCAGAAACAATTTCTTCCACAAAGCCTTTGATGGTTTCACGGTTGATCCCGTTATCCGCCAACATTTGGGTTAAAATCTTCCGAAGTTCAATCTGTTCAACGGTCATTACTGCCCACCTTCCTTCAGGGTGATCTTCACATAACCGGCCTTGGCGGTGGTCTTGGAACACTCGGAAGCAATGTCCGGGTATTTCTTCTTCAGCTTGGCGGAATCAATGCTGGTGGCATTGGTGGGCTTCACAAGGGTAAGGTTCAGAACATCGGATTCAAACTTATCCACACCGAACTTCACCATTGCTTCATACAACTTGGCCTTCATTTCCTTTTCCTGATCCTCAATGGCCTTCTTGTGGGCGGTCAGGGAAGCAATGGCGTTCAGGGTGGCAAGCTGGGTGTTCTTGAACTCCTGAAGGGCCGTTTCTTCATCGAAGGTGGCCGAACCACAGGCGTTCGGGTTTTCCTGACAGGAATCAGGGCAAGTGTGGAACTCCGGGCATTTGTGGCAACACCCATCAAATTTTCCACGGGGGCAAGCATTTTCGCATTTGATCATTTTTCGGGTTCTCCTTTCAGATAAACATTCAACTGCTTCAGGCCGAAGGCGGAAGCGGCTTCATGGTTGTCAAAATAAATGTCGATCTGGTTTTCACCGTATTTGTCAATCACCCATTGGGCGGGGCGATCCTGAACGATGTATTCACCCAAGCCTTCCACTTCCACCACGGTTCCCAAGGGAAGCGGGGAAGCACAGGAAACACCGGCTTTCAGTTCCACACCAGCGGCACCATACACAATGCCGTTGGGCCGGTTCTTGGCCCATTCGCCGCAACACTTTTCACAGGAACAATAGGCGGTAATTCTGAAACTGCCCAACAGCACCGGTTCAGGTTCGGCGGGTTCTTCCACCAGCGGAGTTTCCACCGGCTCCAAGGTCACATCCGGGGCCACGGCGGTAAGCTGATCCGATTCAATAGGGGCATCCGGGGCCTTGCTGTTGACAGCAGAACAGCGCCCAAATATAAACCCCATTGCAAGGCCCATCAGAAGGGCCACAAGGAACATCCGCCTGAACCGCTGGTTAAGGGCTTTGCGGCGCTGTTGCCGCTTGCTCATACTTTCTGAATAGTTCATCGGTATAGTCCTTTCTCATTTCCAAAGTGGAAAGAATATCTTCTTCAACCGTTCCCGGACAGATCATCAGGTAATAGAAACAGGGCCGTTCTTGCCCAAGGCGGTGAATACGCTTTTGGGATTGCTCCCACAATTCCGAACCTTGGGGAAGGCTGAAGTAAATGATTTTGTTGGCAAGCTGGAAATTGCCGCCCATTGCACCGGCCTGATACTGAATGAAGGTAATGCTGTTGTGCTGGTAGCGGTAAGCATCCAAATTCTTTTCTTCACCGAAAAGCACAGACACAGGCCGGTTCAGGCCCTTGGCAATCCCCTTCAGGCGTTCCATTTCTTCCGTGAAGTTATAGAACACAATCAAGCGATCTTCCGTGCTGTTCACCAAATCCCGGAAGGCTTCATAACGGGCCGGGTTATATAGGCCGCAAAGCTGACGGGCGTAAAGGCGGCGGGTCAAACTGGTATCACCGATCAATTCCCGTTCACAATGGGCATTGGAACCGTAGAAATCCGCATCCAGTTCAAATTCACCAAGGTTGGCGCTGTCAATCGCAATATAGCGATCATTCCAGAACTTCCAATAAAGGGGTGAAGGGCGGGTTTTGACCTTGATCCAGTTCCGTTTTGGAAGGCTGATTCCGGCCTGTTCGGTAGTCATGAAAACGGCCCCATGTTCGGCCAGCTTCATTTTCAGCCGGTCAACATTCTTATAGCCGGTAATCTGTTGCCGCCAAAATCCATCGGTTTCAACCCATTCCGTTTGAATGTACTGCTTCCAGAACAGTTCTTTTGAAATCTTCCACCCCAACAGTTGGCATTGGCTCCACAGGTTTTCATACTTGCCGCCCGTGGGGGTGCCTGACAGAAGGATCACATTATCCGGTTTCAGCCCAAGAATGAACTTTGACCGTTTGGCGTTCTCGTTCTGGATCAGGGAACTTTCATCCAACATCAGCGTGAAGCCGGTCAGGGTTTTCAGCACATTCCGCCTGAAGGTCAGTTCGTAGTTGATCACGCCAATCATCAGGGTTGGAACTTCATGCTGAACCTGTTCAAAGAACCATTTGAAGGTTTTGGGGTTGGTCAGGTCGAACACACAATTCCGGGTGTAGTGGTCTTGAAAATGTTCAATCCAGTCTTGAACTTTTGAACATTGGCACACCACCAGATTGATCCGCTTGTCCAGCTTCATCATTTTTTCGGAACCAACAAAGGTTTTCCCAAGGCCCATATCAAGGTAATAGGCCACCCGGTTTTTTCCCTCGGTTTCATCAAGGGCCTGTTGTTGGTGCTGGAACAGGTTAATCATTGATCTGAATGGAATCACCCAAAACCTTTTTGGCGTGGGTGGTGGAACCGAACAGTTTCTTGACCACAGCGGCACAGAAACCGGAATAGTAGTCATAGGAATCCGCTTCCCCACAGGAAACAATGGTTTTGGTGTTGTCGGCCCACAGAATGATTGTCTTGGGGCCACTATAAATGACCTTCTTGATCTGCGGAAGGCCGGTCTGACGGGAACGGCGGATGTGATTTGCAACGCCAAAGGTGGCGTTAAGATCGGCCTTGATATATTCCATCATGGCATCAGGCAGACTGCCCGCCGCAACCACCTTGGATTCAGAGAACCAAAACAGGCCCTTGGAACTTGCGTCATTCGTCTGCTGAAAAAGTTCCACGCCAACCTTCTTGTTCTGCGAAAAGTAATTTTTCACCTTGCCGATGTAGCCGGTGAACTTGCCGCTGTATTCCGCATCAGGCAAGATTTTAACGATCATTCCGATCTGAAGCATATAAACCATCCTTTCATCGGTGAAGCCATTCACGGCGGATGTACTGAATCGCCGTTTCAAAGCCTTCAGACATTTCAGCGGGGCAATCCGGGCTATGCTGGGCGCTCCGCAACTGCTTAATTGCCTTCTTCAGTTCGCTACGGGTGGCGATAGGCGTGTAGGGGGGGAATCGGGCGCAACCACATAGATAATGGCGAAGAAGCAAATCATATCAATGTTGGTAGCGTTCCTGATCAAATCCAACAGTTCATCACGGGTGTTATCCATCGGTGTTCCCCTTTCAGGCCGTAAGGCCGAAGAAGGAATTGAACTGATCAGCGCCCACATAATCACGGAACTTGGTGGGGTTGATGTAGTAATTCCAGCAAGCACCGGTTCCGGGAACAGCGTTCCCGAAGGGAAGAAGGCCACGCTGAAGGCCAATTCTGACGAACTGATCAGATTTTCCCATGCACCGGGCGGCTTCCTTCACGCTGATCTTCTTGATGGGCGGTTCCGCAACCGGGGCGGCTCCATAACCCATCAGGTAATCAAAGGAAACGCCGGTGGCATCGGCAAGGGCCTTGATACGGTCAGGGCCGGGGGTGTTCTTCCCGGAAAGGTATTGGCTGATAGCGGCCTTGGAAGCCCCGGCCTGTTCAGACAGGGCGGATTGGCTCATGTTGGCCTGTTCCATAGCGTTCTTCAAACGCTCTGCAAAGGTGGTCATTGTGCGTACTCCTTTCATTTTTTAAGATTTCCGTGTGTAAACACGGCGGACAGTAAGAAATAACATCCCGGCCAATGTCGGACAGCTTTTCGGGATAGGTCAGGGGGAACATTTTCCCGCACTTCTTACACCGAACTTGGCGGGTGATCATCATTGGCTTACCACCTTGAAATGACCGGGTTCCTTCATCGGTTCCACATCCACACTGGAAACCAAGGCCCACCAATCGGCTTCCGGGTAAAGGTTGCGGTCACTTCTCAAAATGGTTCGATCTCTGAAGTGAATGGCCTTCCAATCCTTGGTGTCAATCAACTTCATTGGTTATCACTCCTGTTCTTCAAAGGCCACTTCACATTCCCCACAGAGAACATGAACTTCTTTGGTGGCCCGGATGATGGTTCCGCAACAGGGGCAAACATACTTGCGGGAACTTGACCCCCCCCCTTCCGGGAACCCTTCAGCGGATTGGTACGGGGTCGAACCAGACAGAACCCGGATTTGCCAAGGGATTTCACGAAGGCTTCAGCTTGCGGGTTCAGGGCGGTTTTGTGCCATCCGTACTTTTCGCCTTTCTCCACGGTCAGGCCGTGGGCTTCAGCGGTTTCTTTGAACTTCCGGTTGTGGTAGGAACCAGAACGGGAAGTGTCCTGAACATTGTCCTGAAGGTTCTGAAGGTGAACCATTTCGTGAAGCAAGGTTCCACAGGTTTCTTCAAAGGGGCGGTTCAGGTATTCGGCACACAGGTTGATTTCGTAATAACCGCCTTCCTTGGTGCCATCTTGCCAAGCCTTCCAAGCGGTACACCAGCCGTAGGCCCCACGGGTATGATCCGGGGAAACGGTGATCACAGGCTTTTCCAACTTCCCTTCAAAGAAGGCTTTGTTGAACTTTGAAAACAAGGTTTCAAGTTCATCAATGACCGGCTTCAAACTGACTTCATTCATGGTGCTTACTCCTATTGAACACTATATGTGCTCGATTTAGTTAAAAAAAAGTTCCTGAACCGAAACGCCAAAGAAATTGGAAATGCGAACCTTCACTTCATCACGGGGAACCCGTTCATCACGCTCATACATGGCATAAGAAGATTTGGTGATCCCAAGTTCCTTGGAGATTTCGTCTTGGGTTCTGCTCCCACGCAGTTCCCGAAGTTTCTTGCCAATACTCATATTTGCACATCCTTTCTTCAGAATTAGAACAGCCAAAGCCCCAACAAGCAATTTCCGGGCGGTCATATCTTTTATATGGGGATTGATACCCAATACCCGAACCCATAAACCGGGGGCGCTCATGTTGTCGCTGTTGCCCTGCCATCATCAGCACCGGTGGGGCGGTTCCGGTGGACGGGCCATCAGGCCCGTTTCGGCTTATTCAGCATCCATGTATTTTGCGGAAACCTTAATCATTGATTCTGCAACCGCTTTATCGGTTACACCCCGATAAGTTTTATTGAACAGGATATACACAAGACTAAAGGTTATATCATCAGAAGAATCATAGGCAACTTCAAGAACAGCTTCCGGGCAATCTTCCATAGTCTTTTCGTGAGGAAGGCTAAAAGCGTGGGGCACACCATAAGTGGTAAGCATTTCATCCAGTTTTTCAAGCAAGGTATCATCCATATCAGGGTGTCCTTCACGATCCTTAATGGTGACATAGGTATCAAAAACATGAACCTTCATTTTCAAATCCTCCCAATCAGTTCGTGCACCTTTTGTGCTCGTCTGATTATCATTATACACGATATGTGCTCAAAGTCAAGCGCAACCGAACACAAATTGTGCACAAATAAATGTGTTACTAATTGTGCACATCGACGGATTGACTTTGTGCACATAATGTGTATAATGAAATATAGAAAGACTTCTGAAAGGGGTGTACTTATGCCGAAGTTTTCTGATCGGTTCAAGCAATTACGAACCGAACGCCGCCTATCTCAACAGAACTTGGCGGATCAGCTTGGGTTTTCCAAAAGTAGTGTGAATATGTATGAACGGGGCGAACGGGAACCGGGCCTTGAATCTATGGAAACCATAGCAGACTATTTTAATGTTGATTTGGATTACCTCATGGGTAGATCAGATATTCCGAACCGGAATGAATGGTTGAAAAGCATCAATAAATCTGTGGTAGTCGAACCTTCACAACCACAGGTGAAGTTTGATAATATCATCCCAATTTCTACAAAGCGTTTTCCTCTACTCGGTGACATTGCTTGCGGTAAACCCATCATGGCAAACGAAGAAAAGGAACTGTATGTGGAAGCTGGTGCCAACATTCGTGCTGATTTCTGCTTGAAGGCCAAGGGTGATTCCATGATCGGGGCCAGAATCTATGACGGGGATATTGTGTTCATCAGAAAACAGGAAATGGTGAACAATGGCGAAATTGCCGCTGTTATCATTGATGATGAAGCAACCCTGAAGCGGGTGAATTATTATCCTGAAAAGGATTTGCTGATCTTGAAGGCTGAAAACTCCCAATATGAAGATTTGGTATATACCGGGGAACAGTTAAACCACATCATCATTCTTGGAAAGGCCGTAGCCTTCCAAAGCGATATTATATAGAAGGTGATCCGGTGAAGAAGTTCTTGAAAGGCGTGGTTGGGTTCTTTCTTGGAACAGCAATGTTTGTTTATACTGCGTGCATCTTCATGGAACCCGATCTTCTTCCGGTGTTCGTCCTTATGGACGCTATATGTGCTTTAATTCTATTTCTGATTTTCCGAAAGCGAAAACCAAAACCGGCCAAACAGAAGGCCCCACCCAAAACAGAACCCACCGTTCAGGTTCATTCCAATCTGAACCCGGAACGGGCTATTAAATCCATGCCGGGGGCCTACACCGTAGCAGAAGCCAAAAACCATGTGCGGATTGTTCAAGATTGTTTGAACATCTTTGAAAAGACGAAGAACCTTGAAACATTCTTTTCCCGCTATGAATATGGTATGCAAATAGCCCTGACGGTGGATCAAGCGGCCAAGGCCGGGATCATCCCTTACACATCTGATCTTCCAGCTTCTTTCTTCAAGGCGGCTGATAGTCAGAAAGAACGGGTTTTGTTAGATTCCTATTCTGATCAGAAAGCCAAGATTGATGAACTGAAAACCGCAAAGGCTAAAGCCACCCATTGGAACCGGTATCTGAACACCCTGAAAGAATACGAAGATCAATATTCCATGAACCCTGATTCTGAATATCCTGAAGTTCTGGAACAGGTCAAAGGTGAACTTGCCAAACTCGATCTGTCCACATCCGTTCCGCTGTCCAATCCCTGAAAACACAGGGAAATCAAGGCTTTGGAACAGGTGGAACAGATAAAGCGCCGGTTCTCTATATACTCTTTTTCTTTTATATATTTTTTTATCTACTCTTTGAAGTAATATAATATCCGTTCCAAGTGTTCCATTCTCTCAAAGCCACACCCCGCAAGGATTTTAAGCGGAACGGATATGGAACAAATGCAAAAAAAAAATGACCGCCCCCGGTCTTGCACACCGGAAGCGGTCAGGCGAAACAAACCCTTTTGAAGTTAATGTTTCAAACGCCTTTGAACATTATATCACATGGGGTTTAGCTTTGCCATACCCAATTTTGAAAGTTCAGGTGATATAATGCGAAATCCAAACGGGTATGGAACGGTTGCAAAGCTATCAGGCCAACGCCGCCGCCCATACATTGTGAAGAAAACCATAGGTTGGAATGACAAAGGCCATCCCATCTATGACATTATCGGCTATGCTGAAACCCGTGAAGCCGGGAACATCATGCTTGCTGAATACAACCGTGATCCTTGGGATGTTGACCGGGCCAAGATCACCCTTCAACAGCTTTTTGACCTCTGGAAAGAAAAGAAGGCCCCGAAGCTGGGGGAATCCAACCGTTCTTCCCTCTGTTCAGCGTTCAAGCATTGTTCAGCGTATGTGAACAAGCCTTATAAACAACTGCGATCCTACCAAATGCAAGAAACCATTGATGGTTGTGGGAAAGGGTATAGCACCCAAGCGGCCATCAAGAACCTGTGGGGCCACCTTGACCGGTTCGCCCTTGAAATGGATATAATAAACCGGTGCTTCTCCGAACTTCTGACTTCTGATCCAATACCGCCCACCAACCGCCTTCCGTTCGCCAACGATGAAATCAAAACGGTGTGGGAACATCAGTCTGATCCTTGGGTTGATACGGTTTTGATCTTGCTATATTCCGGGTGGCGTATCTCTGAATTTTTGAACCTGAAACCTGAAGATATAGACTTGAAGGAAGGCACGATGAAAGGCGGCACCAAAACGAAGGCCGGTAAGAACCGCATTGTTCCCATCCATCCAAAGATCAGGCCCTTGATTGAACGGCGGCTTGCCGAAGGTGGCCCCCGGCTGATCAGCTACAATGGGAAGATTTGCAATCAAACTCAATACCGGATATTTTGGGCGGATATTATGAAGGCCCTGAAGCTGAATCATACCCCGCACGAATGCCGCCACACCTTTGAAACCAAATTGGATAGCGCCGGAGCCAACCGGAAATGTATTGATTTGCTCATGGGTCATGTGTCCAAGGACACGGGAAACCGGGTCTATAATCACAAGACTTTGGACGAACTGAAGGCCACCGTGGAACTGATTCCATAGGGTTCAAACCGGTGAACATTTTAGGCCGCTGAACGCTGAACTATGCACACATTAGTAACAAGAAAACCCCGAACCCCTGAAAAATCAAGGGTTCGGGGACCCCTGAAAAATCAAGGGTTCGGGGTTCGTCTGTTTTTATTATACCATAATTTTTTCTACTCTGCAACGCTCTGAAACGCCCATATACTGAACATTTCAGCCCTTTGAAGTTCGGTGAAATCGGGGTTATTAGTAACATAGTAGAAACACGCAAAAAAGGCCCTTCCAGCTTGAACCGGAAGGGCCTTTTCTCATGGTCAGGTTTTAGTGGCGTAGTCAAGGGAAATCCACCCGGCACCGCTTTTCAGTTTGCCCCACTTGGCCGCACCTTTGCCGGTGCTTTCAGCCACGATGGTATAAATACCGGGCTGGATGTAGCCGGTTGCACCGTAGTTTGTGCCGGGGCCTTTACGGATATTCAGGTTGGTGATCTTCACCCGCACATGGTAAGGGGTCACGGTGGCCCCTGTGGTGCCGCCTGTGGGCTTTTCTACGCTGGGGGTGTAACTACCTACCCCACCACCATTGGAAGCGCCCTGAAGCCTTCTGTTGACTTCTGCGGCAATCTCCCCGTGTCTGGAATAAAGATATTCCCCCGGACAGGCTTTGTTGGCGAAGTCACGATGAACGGTCATGTTGCATCCGTTCCGATGATTCACACGGTCATTCTTGTTCGTACTCCACACCAACTTCTTGATCCCGTTGCGCTTGCAAATATCCGTTACCAAATCCAATAGGGCCGCATAAGCCTTGGCGGTGACGGCGTAAGGGTGGGTGGTGTCGGAAGCAACTTCAATGGTGATTGCCCGGTTGTCATTGGTGCCGTTGCTGGAACACCAAGAACGATCCTTTTCATCCACGGAAAGGCCAATGGAACCATCCTTACCAACAACATAGTTGGCGGAACATTGCCGGTCTGTGGTGGCGAAATAATCACACCCCTGTTTTGCTGTCCATTGCCCAACGATACAATGAATCGTGATGGTGTCAATGGCATGGTTCCGGGGGCTGGTTTTGTTTTTCGTGATCCGGGTATAGGTTGCAAGGGGGGAATTACTCATTTTCTGTATCTCCTTTCACCTGAAGAATGGCCCTGAACTTGGTGAAGGCTTCTGCGATATACTTACAAGACACCATCAGCACAGCGCCCACAATAACCAAATCAGCAAAAATTTCTGTGTATTCTTCCGGGATTGCCCACCCAAGCTGATCCGCATAAATCGGAAGGGTGGTGATTGCTACACAAAGCAAGGTCAGGCCCACAACGAAGGTGGCAACCTTCAGCCCGGAATTGATCATTTTCTGTCTGTCGAAGGGCTGAAGCAAAACCTTGATGTTGTAGTAAAGGGAAAAAGCAACATTGGACAGGTACGCACACAGGAAGATCAGCATAGCCCATCCAATATTGATCAGATTGTTCAAAACAGCGTTCAGCATGATTTCAAATCTCCTTTGCATCGTTATAGATTTCCGGGCCATACAACTTCCGAAGTTTGATCCGGTTTTCGGCTTTGGCTTTGGAATAGTAAAACCCGGTTGCGGTTGCCAATTCAGCAAATATGGCGGGGATCAAATAGGCCAGCGGTTCAAGGTTTTCAGTTTTCCAAACCATGATAAGGGTGAAGGCCGTAACCCCAACGGTTACGGCCCCCACCACATACAGGATCAGCTTGGAAAACTCAATCTTTTGCTTTCGGGATGTTCGGCGGCTCACGCATCAACACCACCCGCAAGCCCATCAAGGCGGTGGTGGGCGGATTTGGCGGACTGTTCCACGGCCACAAGGCGTTCCCGCAATTCCTGAACTTCACCCTTGACATTCTTCATGTCAGATTTGATTTCGGACACTCCATCCCCGATGTTTTCCAGCTTCACAATCACGGTGGTAAGCTGGGCGGTTTCCTCGGCGGTGTCTTTCTTATCATTGCGCTTCAGGTTGGAAATGCCGGAATACAAGGCAAAGGAAACCGAAAGAACAGAAATTACAATAGACAATTCAAGTGTCATGTTTACCTCCTATCAGGCCCCGATCAGGGCGGCAATATAGCGCAAATCCTCAACAGGGCCGTTGTAGAAGTCATGATTCCAAATCCAATGTTCTTCCTGATCCGGGCGCTTGTACTTCTGACAAAGGGCATCTTCCCAAATCTTCCCCCACCGGGCCTGATACCCGGCATCACGCTTTTCCAGCTTGGGAATGATCCGGTTCAACAGTTCGCCCCGTTCCTGCCCCATGCCATCATCATTCTGTGTGAAGAAGTCATAGGCGTTTTGGCTGGTGGCCGAACACACCGGAAGATCATTCAGGATCAAAAAACCACCCTGACCATTCAGGGTGGTTCCATACGGAATGTTCACTTGTCCGCAAATCGCCTTGAACCTTGCCCGTTTACGGCAAACATAGGTTTTATACTCCATCCGTGCTTTCCTCCCACCCGTACACACCGGGTTCCCACACATTGGAATCCACCGTGGAAATCCAATGCTTTTCCTTATGGCTCACCTTTGCCCCCTTGGAATAAGCGTCATGCGCTCCCACCGGTTGGCTCCATTCGGGCCATTCTTCAGCGGGATCACTCGTTTTGCTCCACAGGCTGGAAGCCGTGTCCGGTGTCCAATCCGCTTGGGAAGTATGGGCCTGAACGCACTTGTAAAGGGTTCCGTTATACCGGCGAATCTGCCCCACCGTGTAGCCAACAGGGAAAGCCCATTCAGCGAACAAATCAGCGTGTTCCGCCGCCGTTTCAGCGTCAATGCTCCCGGCTTCCGCCAAGGTTACAAAGACGATTCCACCGGCTTCCGTGGCCTTGGTGATCTCGCTTCCTGCGTCCGTCTGTTCCAAACTCACCGTTTCCAGTTCATTCATAGCGGCACGGCCCAACAAATGGTAAGCTACACCCTCAAAAACAATGCCCGAAGCGTCAGGCTCCGGGCAAAGGACATAGCAACCATTTTCGGCTTTTTTGATGTAGTTCAGGTTCTCGGTCAGGCCGATACCGGCCCCGGCTTTGATGATTCTAAACATTGTCCACCTCCGAAAAAGATTGCATGGTAAAGCCGCCGCAACCTTAACAACCGTCCATGATCGTTGAAGTTCCGGTAATAGGCGCTTTGGCACTCCATGTATTGTTCTATGTCAAAGAAGGATCGTTTTCCTTCTTTGAACTCCCTGTGAAACAGCTTCAGTTTTCGCCTTGCCCGTTTCACTCCATCCCGGCTTCCATTCACCTTGATCTTGCCGGTTTCGGTAAGGGTGAACCGTGCTTTACAGAACCGGAATGGCTTTGTAAGCGGGATCACCTTACATTTACGCTTGTTCACTCGGATTCCAGCGGCTTCAAATCGCCTTACAATTTCATGGCCCATCAGCTTTGCTTCATCCACCGTGGGAAAGAAAGCATAGTAATCATCCATGTAATGACCGGCGCAATGAACACGGGCCTGACACTTGATCCATTGGTCAATCTTGCTGGGCAAAGCAACCATTTCCTGTTGGGAAGGCTCCACACCCAAAGGCATCCCCCGGCCCGGTGTCGGGCATGGGGAATACAGGATTACAGTATCAGCCAAGTTTTGAAGTTCAGGATTCAAAATCAATTCCCGGTGCCGCTGATATAACAGGGCATGGGAAGCATTTGGAAAGAACCCTTTCAAATCCAACAGCAACACAGCACCTTCCCGGCCATAGCGCCGGTAATGCCATCCAAGCTGTTGTTTGATCCGCTTGAACTGCCAATGAAGCCCCTTTCCCTTTTGGCTTGCCCCGTTGTCATAAATCATGGACGGGGAATATAGCGGGATCAGAACTTCATTGCAAAGGGTTTTGTGGATTTGTCGATCCGTAATGTGTGGGGCATCTATCGGGCGGATTTTGCCCCGTTCCCGAAGGGTGAAATGGGAACAGGCTTTGGGCTTCCATTGCTGTTCCAATACCGTTCGCCGCCGTGTTGCCGTACCAGAAAACAGGTGGCCTTCAAAGTTTTGAACACTTTGCTTCCACCGTACCCCGTTACAGCACTTTTTCCCGTAGAAGAACATCTTCCGATAGGAAAATATTTTATTCGTTGGCCCAAGGCTATCACACCGGGCCTGTTTCCGTTCCAACCGCTTTGCTTTGCGGCGCTGGAACCTCGCTTCATGCCGTTCTTGGCTTGTCATAATAAAAGTATTCGCCCCTCGTACAAATATCTTGTAGGGTGCCGTCTAAATTGCTTTGCCCTCACACATGAAATGGGATAAGGCACAATCACCCACCATGCAAGAAGCGTCCGTGTAAGGGCATCAAAGGGCAGTTTTAGGGATTTACACCCAAGGAAGCGCAACTCCTTTTACATCGGTCGTCTTTCACCTGAAAAGCCGTTTGCCTTCTGTTACTACATTTGACCGTGTATATCTGCAAAATCCGGGCCGCAACCCACCAGAATTATTGGCATTGTTATTGTTGTTGTTGCCATCCGTCCAGACAATAACGAAATTGTTGTTGTTATTGTAATTAGGGGAACGAAGGCCCCACCAAACCGCCAGAGGACACATTAACAGTCACGCACCTAATAGGAAATCATTTCTGTTTTGCTGTTACATTTTTGATTGCTCCTTTCAGAAGTTCGTTTTCTTTGTCGATCAGTTCACCCAAGTTTTGGGCCATCTTATCCAGCTTTTCCATTGCATCCTGTGACTTCACCGGATTCCCCTTGGAAGTGGTAAAGGCCCCTTCCGGGTTCTGGTTCAGAATCAGGTAAACATGGGTCAAGCGAACATCCAGCGCCATCAGGGAAGCCCGTGCTTCAAGAAGATGGGCCTTCCTCATTTCAATGCGCTGGTTGTCCGAAGGGAAAATACTGTTGGCCTTCTCCGCATGGTCGATGATCTCACCGGCCAGCTTTGCCACCGGCTCCGCAATCAGCCGGGAATACCGGGCTGAAAGACGGGTCAGGAAGTTCAGGGTTTCAACATAAATCTGATTGGCCGTGTTGATGAACTCGGCCTTGCTTGTGGTTCTCTTTTGCTTCAGGACAGACATTCTCAGTTATACCCCTTTGGGTGAATTATCGACATTGATCGTTCCTTCCGCCTTTTCCACTTCTTCCAAGTGTTTCAGAAGAACAAATTCAATGTAATTGGTAATGGATCGGTGTTCACGGGTTGCAAGCGCCCCGATCTTGTCAAAGACTTCATCAGATAGGCGCAAGGTGAAAACACGCTTGTTTGTTGCCATACAATACCCCCTTCAAACAGGCTTATAGATATTGTATGGCTGATTTTGTCCGGTGTATGCACTCAAAAGACAGTCAAATGATAGCACTTTGCCGGGAAACCCCCATTTTCAAAAAAATCGTCGGGCGGCTTACGCCGCCATTATTATTTTTATTTGGGGTTCCCTCCCGGAACCGCCGCCTTTCGGCGGCGGGATAGGGGCGGGATCATCCTGCGGGGGATTAGGCGGCAAAGCCGGGCCGCAACCCACCAGAATGATCGGCATAGCTATAGCCGTTGGTGCCATCCGTCCAAGACAATAACGAAAGTGTCGTAGCAATTGTAATTAGGGGAACGAAGGCCCCACCAAACCGCCGTGGTGACGGCGGTATGATTATTTGCAATCTTGGTGTTACCAGCTTTGTAATAATCATACTGGGCCTGATAGTTCTGTTCATACTGGTTGGCGTAGCTTCTCGCACCAAAGACTTCAAACTCGGAAAGATCAAACAGGTAATCGGTAGTAGTTGTAACATTACCGGAACTGTTGCTTGCATTGCCCGTGTTATCGGTGTACTTGGTCACGGGTTGCATCACAGCACGAAGGTCAGGCGGAAGCGCCGCCATCAAACTGTTTGCCAAGGGGCTTGTGGGGGTTCCATCATTGCCATAAAGGGTTTTCCGCTTATAGCAAGCGTTCCAGCCACCGCTGTTCGTGTTGCTGGTGTTCCAACTGAAATAACCTGTGCCGGAAATATTAGTGTTGTATTTGCTGTCACACAGGGCAACGGCGGCACTCCCAATTTTTCCGATCTGGAAATGGATCTTATTCCCGCCTTCACGGGCCGAATTGTGATTGAACCCCAAAATGAAAACATTGACCGCCAAATTGGAAAAAGTGGTGTTGCCCACCTTACCATTGATCTTGATTTCCTTCACATCACCAACGGCCCAATAGTTGGCCCCCAAACCTGCGGAACTGACTTCCCGGATGGTTGCCCAACTGTTATCATTCAGAACCTTGGTGGGCAAAGTCACTTCAACGGAACAGGTCTTATTGGCCGGGGCCGTGTGGTTGGTGCCAGCGCCCACGCTGACGGTGATTGTGGCGTTTCCTTTGGCCTTGGCGGTAACAGTTACCACCGAACCGGAAACACTCACAGAAGCCACCGTGGGGGCGCTGGAAGTGGCCGTAATCTTACCATCACCCGCCCTTGTCACGGTGATGGTGTCCGTGGTCTTTGCGGCGGTCAGTTTGATGGAAGTCTTATTCAAAGACAAACTACCAGCGGCCTTGGCAATGCTCCAAGCAACCGTTTTGGCCCCGGTGCTTCCATCGGCCCACTTGTAGTTCGTTTTCGGCGTGAAGGTGGCATTGTAGGAACCGGCGTTCGTGCCGCTGGTAGTTCCTCCAAGCGTCATTTTCCCGCTGTCATAGTTGTTCCAAGTGGGGCTTTGGGCCGAACCGGTATAAGTAAGGCTGTTGTTCTGCGTGGGGATCGTCATGGTGGCGGCGTTGATCGTCCAAGTCACTTCCTTGGCGGTCTGTGTGCCGTCTGCCCACTTATACTTCCCTTTCGGCGTGAAAGTGGCCGTGTAAGTTCCCGCATTGGTGCCGGTAGTCACGCCGCCCAAGGTCAGCGCATCGGGGTTATAAGCGTTCCAAGAAGGGCTTTGGGCCTGTCCGTTATAGGTCAGGGTGCCATTCTGCGAAGGAAGAACATTGATGGTATAGACGATACCGGACACAGCATCCAAGGCCGCATTTGCGGCATCCTGTGCGTTCTGTGCGGCTTCCACACAGGTTCCGATCTGGTTCAACAGATACGGGTGGGCGGTCTGATCAAGGTTGTGTTCGCTCACCTTGTTTTGGGCCGTACCTTTGGGATCATAGTTCATGTTGGGAAGCTGTTCGGCGGGAACCTTACCATCCACCAGATCAGCCTTCCCGGATTGACCTTTCTGAAGGGCTTCAACGGCATCCGCATTGGCCTTCATTTGGGTATCAATCTTATCCATGTTTTCATTCTGAACCCCTACATCATAAAATTCAGATTCAAGGGGTTTAGTCAGCTTGTAGTTGGTTGTTTTATTCGCCATTCTTCAAAACCTCGTTTCTCAACTGATTATGGGTATAGGCGGCAAGCTGGGCATGGGTGAACCGCCCAAGTTCCGCATGGGTGTTATAAAGCTGAAGCAAGGTCACAACCATGTTTTGGGGAACAACCCGGTTCAGCAAAGATTCAACATCATTGAAGTTGTTCTTTGCGGCCAACCCGATTTTCACAAGAAGCTGATAGGTGCCTTCTTCCACATCAGCGGAATAGTTACCCTTCCCGCACAGCGTTTCAAGGATGTTCCGAAGCTGGGGCAAGGTGTACGGAAGTTCTTCATTGATCCGGGTCAGAATACGGAACCGGCGATCTTCAAGACTGTCCGTGCCTTTGGGGGTGATCCCCAAAATCTTTTCCCACCGGGAAAGGCCCATGTTTCCAGCGGTGGGAATGAACTGATTATCAAGAAGATCATCCGTGGTATTCCATGCCTTTTCAATTTCCGGCTGTTCGCTCCCCATGATCCCCTGAAACTCCGCATAATCACGAATGACATAGGGAAGATAATCAATCAGTTTGCGTTCCATGCTCCCGGCCCCCTTATCCGCTGATCACGATGGTTCCCGGCTCAATGGTTCCCAAAACCGGGATGTGGTCAAGGGTCAGGGTACAGTTCGCCGCTTCACCGTTGATCTTGGTGTTGGCAATATCCAGAATACCGGTGATCCCCAACAGGCGGCTTTCCACCTGACTGATACGAACCACAAGGGCTTCATTCTGGTCTGCCCAACTTTGGGCCAGTTCCAAGAAGTAACCGTTGATTGCTTCCGTGACATAGGCGGAAACATCATCCCAACTCCATTCCCGCTGATAGTACAGATCGAAGGAAAGGTTGATGGTATCTTCACCCACGCCTTCAACCCTCACCACATGGCCGATGGGGGCAATGCCCACACCTTCACCGGCGTTCTGAAGGGGGTCAACTGCGGTCTGCACCTGATCCACAAGGGCTTCCGAAGGCTTCTTGAAGGAACTGTTGATGATCACCAGCTTCACGGTTCCGCCCACGGTCAGCTTGCTATTGGCTCCCGCCGCATACACGGCATTCAACCACGCCTTGATTTCCTCGGACACACCGGAAAGGCCGTTGATCCAAGTGTCGGTTCCCGTGGGCGGGATCAGCTTGGCCGGGTTCAAATCGCTGTTCCAAACCCGATATACCTTCACACCGCCCACGCCGGGAATGGCGTTCACCTTTTCCAGATAATCCGCACGGTTGCCGCCGAAGGCTTGGGCGTTCAGGCTATCCATGTAACGCTGTCTGAAAACCTCGGTATCTTCTTCATCCTCACCGGGGATCACCACGGCGGAAATGGAACAGGTTTCAAGCCCGTCCACATACTCAATGGGAATCACCGTTCCGGTGTAGTCATTACCGGCTTCACCAGCGGTTTCACAGGTGATTTCATACTTACCACTTCCACGGTCAGCCGAAACATAATAGTTCAGTTCTCCGATGGAAAAGCGGGTGTTCATGGGAAGGTGCAAGGTGGTTGGTGTAATGCTCAACTGCAACACGGCGGGGCTTGCCGGTTGCGGTTTCAGCCCCCTTTCTGCCGCCCTCAAAATGAGATAAGGGCGGGTTGCGGTGTCTGCAAAGGTTTCATTCAGCACCGTATCAAGGGCAATATAAAGGTTCTGCAATTCCACGGCGGCGGGGGCATCACCGCACCAAACCAACGAACCTTCACGGGTGTCCAAATTGCCATTGATAGAAAGCGCCTTCTGAAGCATCCGGGAAAGGATTGCTTCATAGGTCTGTGCTTCATACATCAGATTTCAACCCCCAATTCTGCATTGATTTCGCCAAAAATGCTGACCACCGTGAAGGTAGTCAGCACTTTCTTTTTGTTCACCGTAAATTCAAAGTTCTGAACCGCCGTGATCCTATCATCCTGAAGCAAGGCTTCACGAACCCGGCGTTCAATTTCGGGAATACAGTATTCCACATCTTTCCCGATCAGATTATGAAGTTCAACCCCATAATCCCAAGAATGGATCAACCATTCATAGCGTTCTGTGTTCAGGATCAGAAAAACCGCCTGTTCCACAGCTTGGATTTCATCAATGGTGCCGATGATGGTCAGGTTGTTGTGGTTCATTCTGAAAGTACGGCTTGGAAGGGTTTCAATGGTGAAATCCTGTTTAATATCATCCTGCACTTGCGGAATCATCATCAAGCCCCCTTTACTCGGTCAATAACCACGAATTTCTTTCCTTGCTGAACCCGGATCAGAAGCACCTTTTCACCGGCCTTCAAAGCATTGTGAACCTTGAAGGTTTTCTTGCCAACATAGGCGTGTTTGTGGGCTTCATAAGCCGCCGCACCAGAACCACCGCCTTTGTCCTCGGTGCTGTGGTTCACCGTCATATCAACTTCAAAATCAGTCACATTCCGGGTCAGGATCAGCATTTTGGAAGTGTAGATGGATTTCTGATCCACCTGAATTTTCAAGGGTGAAGCGGAAAGGACAGTTCCAAACAGGATGTTCACCGGTTTCCCGGCTTCCACAGCTTCCACCGCCGCCCGTTTTACCACTTCAACAGGATTAGGCAATAAATTCACCCCCGATCAGGTCAAGTTCCATCATGTGTTCATCACCCCTGAAGGTATGGGTGACTTTGTTCACCACCATGTAATTGTTGGTGACAATATCGCCAAGGTTCAGGGCCACCACCACGGCGCTTCCAGCACGAACCCGCACATCACCGAAAGCGTTCTGAATGGTCAGCTTGCGGGTTTTCTGATCGTACAGCTTCAACAGGGCATCCGCCTTGGCGGAAGCGCCCGTTTTGGTCTGAACTTCTTCAAAATACTGAAGAACACCCCATTGGTTCATTTTCGCCCCGTCCTGTGCAATGAACAATTCCCGCTTACCGGTTTTTTCATCGTTATAGGCCAGCTTGATCTTGTTATAGGTCTGTTCATCAATACTGGATTCATAGCTGAAGTTTTCCCCGGTTTCTTCATCAATCAGAAGGTTTAGCTTCATGGTATTGATGTTCTTCAGGGTCAGCTTCCCGGCATCGTCATATAGAACATAAAGCTGTTTGGTATTCATCAGGGTTTCATCAAGGGCGCTCTGGATCATATCAAACAGGGTTTGGTTTTCTTCCACGATGGTTTCAAGGGTATAACCGGTATCTTCCACCGTGCCAAGGTTCAACCGGAAATCTGTTGCAATGCGCTTCAGAAGGTCAGAAGCCTTCAGCCCTTCTTCCGTGATGGTGTCCTTATTCTTCAAATAACGCAACTGATCATAGGCCACAACATCAATGGTGCCGCCCTTGTCACGCTTTTTCTTGAACACAAACCCATAGAACATGGCGGTTCCGTTCACAGTCAGCTTCACCGGATCACCTTCAGCAAAGTTCAGCCCCGGCCCCTTGACAACGGTGAACTCCAACTTGCCGGGGGTTCCCTTGCGCTCCAAGGTCAGCCGTGCGCCTTCCTTGACAACGGGGAATTGGATGGTGCTGTTATGCTGGATGAACAATTCAACTGCCAAACGGAATCACCCCTTTCAGGAAGGCAAAGTAAGAACCTGACCGGGATAGATCAGGTTCGGGTTCTTGATTTTGTCCTTGTTCAGATTATAGATTTTCGTGTAATCGGCCCCGTTGCCCAACTGCTTCTTGGCAATGTTCCAAAGGCAATCACCAGATTTCACCGTATAGGTGGCGGCTTTCGGGGCCGTTGTGGTGGGCCGGGGTGCCGCCTTAACCGTTGCGGTGGCGGTTCCCCCGGAAGTCTTGGCCGGTTGCACGGTCACGGTCTTGGTGCCATAGGCTCTGTACTGTTTCAGGTTGATCTTCACCTTCATATCAAAGCCTTCACCGGCATCATCGGTGATTTCATAGGTTTCAAGGCCAACGGTCAAATTGGTGTAATGAAACATCCCGCCACCGGGCTTCTGCCGGTTCAGAATGAATTGGAACGGGGTCTTGCTCACCTTCAGCCGTTCAAACAAGGACAGGTAATAGGCGGCGCTTTGCGCTCCACCGTTGCTGAAGGGATAGGACACTTGGGGAAGAACCAATTCAAAGGACACATCCGAAAGGCCAGCGGCCTTCAGAATGTTGATTTCTTCCCCGTTGATCAGGGTCATGGTCTTATTCTGGTTGTTGATCTTCACCGTCACCTTGGAAGGGGTGATGGGCATAAGCGTTCCCGCCATATACAGTTTATACGCCATTACTCATGCACCCCTTCTTCAGAAACTTCCAGCTTTTCAGCAAAGTCATTGGCCCAAGCATCCATGATCCCATCCAAATCAGCATCTTTGGAAATGTGGTTTTCATTGTGCTGTTCAACCTTGATTTCAGCGGTAGTGAACCGGTTGATTGCTTCACGCTCCGCAATGTCACGAAGATAGGCCAAATCTTCTTCAGCAATATCCAAGGCATCAGCGGTGGCCGCTGTGTTGTTTGCAATATCGCCTGTGTTCCCGTAAATGCTATCAAGATCATTGCCAAGGTTGAAGGCATCTAAAGAATCAGCCCCCATAGAATCCAAGGCGGAAAAATCAAACATACCGGAAACCTTATCGGCCACGCCATCACCCCAAGCGGCACCGGAAGCAAAGGCATCAGCGGCCCAACCATCTTGGAAGGTGTCAAAGGTGGACATTCCTTCATTGAAGGCATCGGCAACGCTCTTGTATTCCTCTACATTGCCATAGGCTTCAGCGGATTTAGCCGCATATTCGCTTGCTTTGCTGGTGATACCGGAATAATCAAACTCGACAAAGGGCAACTTGTTCAGGGCTTCACAGATACCGGCCACAACGGTAAGGGCTGTGGAAAGAAGGTTGTAAAACCAGCCCTGAACATTGGAAATGACATTGTGGAAGGCCGTTCCGATGTTGGAAGCACAGGCCCCCAAAGCATTCCAGATACCCAAGGCGATATTCGCCACGGACAGGCCAAGGTTTTTGAAGAAGGCGATCACCACCATGATTCCGCCGCAAATCACACCGAAGCCGCTATTGGCAACACCGGTGAACTTTGCAACCGCCGCACAAGCCGCATAGATAGCCGCAATCACGGCGATAATCAGAAGGATGATCCATGTAAGGGGGCAAGCCAAAAGCGCCGCATTTAGGCCCTGCTGGGCCGCTGTTGCGGTAAAGGTGGCAACGCTCCAAGCGGTGGTCATTGCTGTGTGAATTGCCTTAACTGCGGCCTGAACCGCCATAATGGTATTTCCAACCAACATGACACCGTTATAGATCAGCATAGCGGCCACAATGCCCATGATAATAGGCTGAATCCAACTCCAATTATCAACGATCACGGAAGCAATGGAAATCAGAATATCCAGCACCGAAGAAGCAATATTGGCAACCCCGGCAAGGCCATTGATCAGAGCCGTGGTCACTTGTTGGAACTTGGAACTATTGGCAATCTGATTGATTTTGGTCAGGATCGGGGCGAACATGGAAAGGGCCTGATTCTTCATCCCGGCCCAAATCTGCGCCCAAGTCTTGGGCATGGAATCGAACTTTGCGTTGGTTTCGTCCGCCATAGCAAACATGGCGTTCTTCACCACTTCAGCCGTTACCTTGCCTTCCTGTGCAACCGTCTTGATGGAACCTTCCGCAATGCCCATATATTTTTCAATGGCTCTTGCGATACCCGGCGCACCATCCAGAATGGAATTTAGTTCTTCACCACGAAGCGCACCCGCCGCCATTGCCTGTGTAAGCTGGATCATGGCGTTGCTCTGTTCTTGGGCCGTAGCGCCGCCAATAACGAACTGCTTGTTCACCTGTTCCATGAAGGCAATGACCTGATCCATATTGCCATCGAAGGCGTTACCAGCGTTCAGGCCAAGTTTCGCAACGGCGGAAGCTGTGTCAAAATAAACGGATCGGGAACGCTGGGCGGAAGCCATGATCTTCTGTTCCAAGGCTTCAACGGAACCGCCATCATCCACAAGCAAATTCAATCGGGCCTTGGTGCTTGCCAATTCATCCGAAATGTTCAGCACCTTATTGATCCCGGCGATACCACCAGCGGCAATGGCAACTTTCTTGATGATAGACAGAAGCCCGTTGGCGGAATTGCTACCCCCACGGATGGAATTGTTGAAATTCTGCTGTTCGTTGTTGGCGTTCCTGATATTTTCTTCAATGGTATCAAAGGCGGTTCCCGCTTTCGCCCATTCTTCACGGGCTTCCCGGATTGCCGCCGTGTCAACGGCTCTACCGGAAGCCTGTTGCATGGCTTCAAAGGTGTTCAGCACAACCCCCATTGCCTTGTGCATACTCTGAAGGGGGCTGGTAACACCATCATAAAGGGCAATAGCGGCCCGGATGTTTCCCACAGGGATCACCACCTTTCTTGGAGAATAGAAGCCGGGGCCTTAATGGTGGCGGCCCCGGCGCTGTTTTCGTTCAATTTCCTTCTGCTTCTTCTTTTCAGCTTCCACCCGAACATCAATGGCCGCAATGATGAAGGCCCGTTCACGGCGGGGCAAAGCATAGAAGGCGGAAGGTGTCAAATGAAGTTCGTGAAGGCAATAGTAAGCAATGTTCGCTTCACCATCACCTTCACAGATTAGTTTTTTGCTTCATCAACCTCATCCTGCATGGTGGTATCAAAACCACACACTTCCTGAATCTTGGTCAGGTATTCGGCATATTCGCCGGGGGTCAGCATGGTTTTCAGAAGGGCATCAGCGCCCATGACCTTGTAGCTGTCTTGAAGTTCCTTATCATTCAGATTGGGGAACACAGTACAAGCCACGGCCAGCTTGCCAAGGTAAAGATCATAGTCGGTTTCCTTCTGATACTGGTTCTTCTTGCCGGGAACCGGAACACGCTTGGCACAGGACTTCCGAAGGGCTTCATCCTCGGTGCCGGTGATGGTCTTGATCTCCCAAGGAATGGGGTTGCCATCCTCACCCAAGAAGCGTTTGGAAGCAACAAACTTGATGTTCTCAACGGGAACGGCGTTTTCAGCCAAAAAAGCGGACAGGCTCATTGTTTTTTCCTCCTATATTTTGATACGAAAAAAGGCCCCGGCCCCTACCGAAGTAAGGCCGGGGCGCTCTGCTTACTGCATACCGGCCAAAAGGCTGAAGGTTTCGGGCATATCGAAATCTTCAAAGGTGAAGTCCATATCTTCATCCAAGTATTCCGCATCAGCATCAAACTTGGCAAGCAAGCCGCCATCCGTATTGCAATCCTTCAGGATCACGGTCTGACGGCCCACAGAAGAAGTGGGATCTTCATTTGTCACCTGAATGTCAAAATAGACATCCTCGCCGGTGTCCTTATAACGCTTCATCAGCTCACGGAAGATGGAAGTGTTATAGTGGAAGGTTGCGGAACCCGTACCCGTCCAGCCGGTGGCCTTATTACCCTTTCCGGTTTTGCCCAATACGGGAACTTCCGTTTTATTCTTCTTAAAATGGGCCTCAAGGTTGATAGCCTGCATGAAGTTGTAACGGTTATCCCCGATGGTCACGAAACATTCAGCCAAGGAAGCGGAAACAGCATCCTTGGCGTTCATGATGGTTCTATCTGCCATGATGGTTGTACCTCCTTACTGAACATAGACGGTCATATAAAGCTGTTCCATAGCGTTCACGGGGGTCACATAATCAGTAACCACCACGGATTTCTTGGTATCGCCCTTTTCAACCGTCACATTTTCGCCGCTGAAGTTCTCAATGGCCCGAATATCCTGAAGTTCCGTGTGGTGCTTCACAATATCGTTCCAAAGGGAAATCCGGCCAGCGGCATCATTGGGAACCTTGCCAAGATACTTCTTGCCGAACAGAACGGCAATATCATTGGCGATCTGATCCAAAACTCGGATCGTCTGGTTGCTGGAAAAGTCGCTGGACTTTTCATCCGTGATGGAAATGAAACTGTTAATGTCAGTCAGGACACACACCGCTTCATCCACACGATGGAACATGAAGGAACCTTCCTTGATACCGTTTTCAAGCTGGGTCTGCGTGAAATCGGTATCAACATCATATTCACCATCATAGGTCATGTTGGTGGCGCTCTTATTGACCGCCGTTCCGCCGATCACGCCCGTAACCCAAGGGATCAGGGCGGTGGAAGTCTTGTCGGAAGTTAGGCCGTTCTTGACGCTCACAACACCTTCATAATCGGCCAGCTTGCGGAAAAGAACCACCTGAAACTTCTTGCCCACATCATCACGCATCCGCTTTGCGAAGGCCGCAAACAGGGCGGAAGGCCGCAAACAGGGCGGTGATGGTGGCCTTGCTCTCGGTGCAACCCATAGCGTTGAAGGTGTACGCTTCCGCCTGATCAAGATAGGTCTGATAGTCGGAATCGGCCACGGTGCCATTGGTGCCGCCCGTCAGGGGCAAGGAAGCGGTCAAAGAAAGGGTTCCGCTGGACTTCCAATCCACATAGGCATTGGCCTTCAGATCGGTGATAGCGGCCACACCTTCCTGAAGATCAACCTGAACGGTTCCCAAGAAGGTTGCCACATCGAACAGCGGCTTCTGTTCTGTGGTGTTCTCATTCGCCGTGATAACGGTACGAAGATCATTACCACGGGTGCCGGGGTATTTGGCCGTTGCGTAGGTGTTAGCCGCCTTCACGCCGCTGGTGCCAAGGCGGAAGAAATGAACGGTTTTGGCGTGAAGGAAGATTTCACGCATAGGCTTCAGTTCATCCGCCGTGTACGCATAGCCGAAGATTTTCTGACTGTTCTTGATGAAGTCAGCCTGTTCCACCGTGAAAATCTTGCCTTCAGGCCCCCAATTCATAGCAAGGGGGATGGTGACAATGCCACGGTCAGAAAGGGTGGCGCTTGCCTGCGCCACAGAAATGAAGTTGATATATGCACCGGGCAGAACCTTGTTCTGCACCAAGAAGGTGCCGCCGCCAAGGGCCATATTATTTCACCTTACCTTTCATAAAGTCATTGATCAGCCCATCAATCTGATCGAAGGTGTATTCCTTCCCATCTTCCAAAAGGACAGACAGAAGATCACGCCGGTCAGCGTAACGCCTGAAGGTCAACACCCGTTCTTTGGGGAATACCACCGGGGCCGTGATGGTCGGTTCCTGTGCGGTGGCGGCTTTCTTTCTGGTAGCCATTCAATCACCCTTTCTTTGGCTCCACAGTAGTTTCCAAGGTTTCCATTGTGGTTTCCTCGGTTTCTCTGCGAAGTGTCAAATTGTAGTTCACGAAGAAGTGAAGAACCCCGTCTTGCACTTCATAACTCATGGAAGTTCCGTGAAGCACATCCCCATTGGGAAGGGTGATGAACTCCAAACATTCCATCAAATCCCCGGCCATGGCGAACAGTTCAGCGTTGTTTCTCCCGCTGGTTGGGAAATAGTGAACATCCAGCGGGTTCCGGTTCATGAATCGGTTCTTCTGCAACGGGGAAATGTCAGGCTTCAGGACAGCAATGAAAAAACAGGGTTCCTTGAAGCCCTGTTCCACATCATTCTGATAGATTTTGTACCCGGCTCCAAAGGTGGCGTTCAGCTTCATGGAAACACCTTTGATGATTTCATTGATCAACTGAACACCCCCTTCAAAGCGTCATACAACATATCATTCAGGATGGACGGAACCAAAGCCTTTACTTCCTGTTCGGAAATGGTCAGCATCAGTTTGCCCGGAACCCAACTTGCCTTCAGGGTCTTACCCAAGGCGGGAACATAGCGCCCCGGTGTTTGCCGGTGGCCGTATTCCACATAGGACGCATATTCCAAATTGTTGAT